TTGTTCGGGATGACCGGGACTATTCTCAGAAGCACATTGCTCCATGTGATGTGATTGATCTGTGTGAGGTTCTTGCGGCGGCGAATCCTCCCCTGGATGGCAAATCGTACATGATTTCGACACCTGTGTACGTGTGGAATGGTACCCAAACGAAAACATCTTCAGTTTTGCCTCTGTAGAAACCCCAAAATCAAACATCTCAATCCTAGACATGTCGATATTGATGAACGGATAGTTGTACTTTGAACGCAAACGCATCATTGTATATAAAATGCTCGAAATGTAGGATTTCAGACTACGCGTGTCGTACTCTGGCGTTTCAGACCACACAGTCCGCATCCCCTTGACACCGGTAGAGCCTACGAAAACTCCACAGGGTGTATCCTCCATGGTACCACCGTCAATGTATTTCCTTCCCTGGTGTTCGACGGTCGCAAACAGGAACGGTACGGCGATGGTCATGCACAAAGCATCCACCACAGACATGTTCGGTGTTGAGTCGACTGAAAAGTATTCGGTACGTCCCAGATTGACACAGTAAGCACTGATGTGGATCTTGGGCATTGTCGGGCGAAGGTCTTGCAGTTCACGGAACGTCAGATCTTCTCTGCTGAAAAAGACGCGGATAATATCGACCATGACGTTTCGAATCTTTCTTTGACTGACGAGTCCAAAGTTTTTCATAAACTGACGTATGTTGGGTTTCATGATATCCTTTATCGGGATGTTCAATGAGTAGTCGATGATGGTTTTGATGTTGCCTTCGGCGACGACATAGAAAAAGGCGAGGAGCCCGCCGGCACTCGCTCCTGAAATTGCTTCGAGATTGTCTAGTTCGTGACAATCTCGAAGGGCGCCCATCGCGCCAAGAAATGCAAAGTAAGCCATCGCACCAGGACCAATTGCAAGATGTTTCATTAGTGTGTCAGTGACTGTTTACTTTAGGCTCAGCATATAAAGTGTCGAACGTACCAGAGCTATAATCTCATCCTGAATGTTCTTCAGATATGTGTCTCGTGGAAGGCGCATGCGGCGAAGCTGTGTCAGAAGCGAGCGGAAATACAGTTTGGGGTTGCGGGCAATTGTGCGGCGGCCGACAACGATGCGGCGAAAGCGACCATACTTACCCATGTACGCCTCGGCGTAACTATCAAACAAAGGAACTATACCTTCATAGTATGCCTGGAGCGCCTTGTGCTGTGCAAACGAATTCGTCGTCAAGTGGAAAGCGTGCGCCTGGGTACGGGAGTTCATAAGAAGACCGACGTACTTCTGACCGTTCATTTAATAGTAGGCGGCAAAATTCTTACGCAGGAAGGAGAAGACCAGGGCAAACACCAGTGTGTGCACACCCACAGCCAACAGGGAAGACTGACCAGACATAAAGACACCCTTGTTGGCAGGTGGGATGGTCAGCAGCACGCCTGGGGTCAGCAGCACGAAGAGGATGGCGGGCACGATCATGTCAGCTGGGCGCAGGGACACCTTGAGGACAAACTTGGCAATCAGGTAGTAGACCAGGGACAGAACCAAGGCGTGAACCAGCACTGGGCTGGGTCCCACGCGCAGGAGCAGACCCGGGCTGAGCAGGGCGAACAGGATGGCGGGGGTCAGAATCTTAGGTCCGGTAATATCCATGATAGCAGATACTATCTAGCGAGAAAATTGTCGGACAAACTCGGCAAAATTATGGAATGACGCCTTGTTCATCAACGTGCTGTTGAGGTTGTTGTCTTCGATGTACTGGCGAAGGGACATCCACATGTTGAGGACATCCTCTGAGTGCCAATCATGCCAGTCCTGAGGACCAAGCACGAGTTCGCGATCCTCCTGCTCGTCGTATGTCTCATCCATGTCGTTGCCACCAAAGAGAGCGTCATCGCGGTACTCGTTGTTGATACCCATTGTTTCTACTTGTTCTTCTTGAGGCTCGTCTCCTTAGGTAGGAAGCACGCCTCCTGGTCCGCTGCGCGGCGGTGTCACACGTGACACCTGTTTAAGCGGTTTTCTTGACGGTGATTGTGTTACGCTCCTTGATTGGTGCATGATCCACGATAATCTGATAGACACGCTCGACGGTCGTCTCATCACCTCCAAAGTAGGTCCTCAGACCCGCCAGAATGACATTTTTCGTGATGCTGCCACGGGACTCTTTGGTGTGCAGTGAAACCTTCTCCTGATTCACCTTGACCGTGTCGACGTCCTGTGTCTCCTTAATCTCCTTCATATGGTCCTGGACCTGCGCCCGGAGCTCCTTCTCACGCTTATTCAGCACAGACATGTCTTTCCTCGCAGCAGCAAGCTGGTGCTTCAAGGAGAGCCATTCGGTCATAATGGATTTAAACTCGTCCATTTGGTAGTTAAAGGTGTTTATTTTTTAAGTGCTCTTCGTCCCAAGTCGCAAAGCGACTTGTTCCGTCACTTTGCGACGTCTACTTCTCGTAGCTGTTCTCAATCTCAAACTTGGGGCGCATTGTGTCGGGAGGAATGGTGGACAGGTTAAAGATGCTCACTGCATCACGGGGGTTGGCTGGCTCGGAGCGGAAGTCGCGGTTGGCGTTACGCAGGTTGCCACCGATCGTCTCGGGGAAACCAATCTGGGCACGTGGGTCCAGGAAGTTCTGACCAGACAGGATGGCGTCTGGAGAAAACTGACCGAAATCCTCGGTGGTCACCACCTCCTTGGGAATCAGACCCACGTTGGTGTTGTCGTACACTGGCATGTCGACAGTGCGCAGACCGGAACCACCCATGTCGAACGGAGCTGGATCATCGACCGATGCGTAGGTACCGCCTGGTGAGTCAGCCAGACCACCCTGGCTGATGGCACCACCGGCACCACCCTGGTTGATCATTGGACCAGAGCCGGAGGATGACGTCTCTGTCGACATGCCACCGACTGGGTCATTGCCGGTTGGGATGTAGCCGCTACGCTGAGGATAAAATACCATCATGGCAATCAGGAACAGAAGAATCAAAATCGCCAGACCTTTGCCGTCCATGTTATAGTAGTATACGACTTTTTTTTTCAGTCCAGGTAATCCGTCGGGTCATCCTCCTCCGCCTCTGGCTCTGGCTCGTCTGCAAATTGGAACTCGACTGGGTACCCCTTCGTCTTTGGCTTTGGTGCCGCCCGCTGACGAACCTGGACGACGCGCCAAATGGGACCGAAGGACCGCTTAAGAAACCAGAGACCAGCCAGCTCAAACAGGAAATCACACGCTCCTGAAATCTCCTCAACGGGGTTCTTCTGAGCATCAAAGAATGTCGTCACCACCTTGCCCTTGATGGAAGCCAGTGTGGCTGAGAGCTCACCGTCAGCAGACAGGCTGGCCTGGTACGCAGAACGAATTGTCTCGGTCGAGACATCCTTGCCAAACCACTCGAGCTTGCTCACCTCCGCCTGACTCAGAAGCTCGTTATCAATATTCTCAAACAAATTTTTTGAGGGAACCTTGAGGTTCACCTGACGCGTCTCCTTGGTCAGAGTTCCGTCAACCTGAACATTGTTCACCTGGTGAAACACACGAGAATCACCCTTTGCTGACACCTTCAGAAAGTAACGACCGTCAGGAATCTTTACGGGAGTTCCGTACTCCATGTGTTCAAAAAACAAACCTAAGCTCTAAGTAGAAATGAGCGTGGGAGTTTGCCCCTCTGGGTACTTTCCCATTCCAGGGGATTCGTCCAATTGTGCCACGTCGACGAGTTCAACCATCGTTAAGAAAATATGTCCGACTGGGTACACTATTCAGTCTAATGGACTCTGTGGAACAGGCAACACGTACGTAACAACAGGACCGACGTACTGTGGGTCACAGTACACTGGGAAGAATTGTAAATACCAGAAACAGGTGACACCTGGTATAACACCCGCAACCGGAACGGAATCGGGTCCGAACATGATATGTGCATTCCAGGAGGGTGATGCACAGTTTCCATGTGATCCAGGGTGTTGCGAAGCGCCTTCAAAAGAAACGACCAGCGGCGACGGAACGACCAGTGGTGGTGACGGGGCAACTGGCAGTGACGTATTTCCAATATGGGCAATCATCCTTCTGATTGTTCTAGGGACTCTTATGATGGCTCTGTTTCTCGCGTGGGCTGCCAAAAAAATGTCACGAAACAGTAGATATGGAGGAGTCCCTACCAAAAGTTGATTACCTCACGGCGTACAATTTCGTAAAAGACACGCCCGTGTACGGTGGTTTCATGGTGTGGCACCTGGTCATGTTCATGGTCCTCGGACCCATGTTGACATGGCCAATGCTGACCCTTCTTCTTCTCGTGTTTGGTACCCAGACTGCCAAGCTAGTTAAAGATGTGAAGAGCTGAACAAGTATCAATGGCTGACACCATCACTCTCCAGACTATCTTCGATGAGATCAAGCTGCTCCGCAAGGACCTCCGCAAGGTGAAGAACCTGATTGAGGACCCACAGGGCGAGAAGGCAAAGGCTCGTTCGACGACCAACGGTTTCAACAAGCCGCTGGACATCTCCGAGGAGCTGCGTAAGTTTCTGAAGATGGCTGCCGGTGAGCAGATTTCCCGCTCTCAGGTCACCAAGAAGATGAACGAGTACGTGACGGAGAAGGGTCTGAAGCAGGGTCAGAACATCAACATGGATGCCTCTCTGAAGGCGATCCTGGACCCCCCAGCTGACGTACAGGTGACGTTCCTGAACATCCAGAAGTACATCAACAAGCACTACATCAAGGCTGAGAAGCCCGTGAAGGAGAAGGCTCCCGTGGCTGCAGAGGCTGAGACGCCAAAGCCAGCGGTGGCAAAGCGTCCGACCGTGAAGAAGGCGTGAAACAAACGGTGTTGTCTGCTGCTGGATTTTTTCCACTAATTAGTAATAATGAACACAGTACTTGCTATAATCGCACTCATGACATTTCTAAATGTTCGAACTGACGTGACTGTCATACATGCTAAATATTCCCTGTCAATGAAAGATAAACTCCTATTGACGTTTCATCATTTTGTGATTTTGTTCATGATACTCGGTGTCTTTTTCAAAACCAGACGTCTCGTTAGGATCCACCTGGGTGTCGTCGTCGCCGCTTTAATATACTGGTTCATATTTGGTAACAAGTGTTTCTTGGCAGACTGGCAGCGAAGCAGTATCAGATACACAGAAGAAGACGTTCAGATTATCCATAAATCACGTAATACACAGGTGTTTGAATTTTTTGTCATTGTCGTTCCGTTGCTCGCCATTGACCTTCTGAAATTAAAATCGTTGTAATTATCAGATGCATAAGCTACTGATTCTGTTTTTGATTCTTGTCGCTCTCTTCTTCATGTTCATGAGGAAAACAGAAACCAAACTGGTTGACGTGGCGGGAACTACTGGTCCCGGGTACATCCCGGCGTTCCAGGGACATCCCCAGATTGGTGTCAAGTCCTGAGCCCCGGGGACAACAGGAATCCTGTTGGACTTAAAAACAAAACGTGTGTGTACTATAAAATGGAAACCGTTGAATCGCCAGAGCTGATCGATGCCCCAACCATCGACCGCGTGGCGCTTGAACGCCTTGTAGGAACGAAAATTAATGATATCAAGTTGTACCGCAGATCTTTCACGCATAAATCAGCACTCAAAAAGTACAAGGGTCTTGAAGGCTCGTATGAGACGCTGGAATTTATGGGTGATTCCGTTCTTGGATTTATCATTACGCGATTTCTCTTTGAAAAGTTCCCAGAGGAGCAGGAGGGGTTTTTAACCAAGGCGCGTACGAAACTCGTGAGAGGCAAGACGCTCTGCGAAATTTCAAAACGACTCGGACTTGATAAATGGGTTCTCATGGATGACAAGGGGATGCGTAACGGCTGGAACACGAATGAGAATATCCTCGAGGATGTTTTCGAGGCGCTCGTCGGTGCCATCTACCTGGACATGGGGATGATTCACGCCAAGTCGTTTGTGTTTGCAGCGTTTGAACACATCGATATGAATCTCACTGACGACAACTACAAGGACCAGTTGATGCGGTGGTGTCAAGCGAATAAAGTGCCCTTGCCAGAGTACCATGTTCGTGGTCAATACAACGGCACGTTTCATATCGAGGTTGTCGTGGATGGTGTTCCACATGGTTCAGGTTTTGGAAGTACGAAGAAACAGGCGGAACAGTTTGCAGCCCAGATTGCACTTAAGACGACAGAGCGTTTCAAAAAATAGAAATGGGGTGGGGCATTTGCTTCGCACTTGACGCCAACGGTTATGTGTACTGTGCAGATGGATGCAAGTGGCGCTCAACTGCGTCGGACTATGCGAACTACCCTGTGTGGCCTTCGGCGCGTCACGCTGTCCTCGAGTATTTTCAGATGGAGGCGCACAGCGAGCTTGACATGGTTCGGGACGAGTGTCCTGGAACTGCTGCGGGACTCCGTGATGCCTGCGACGAGCACATCGGCTATGCCTTGCGTCAATACGGACGTCTGAGTGACGAGAGAAAGATCCGTCTGCATGAACAGAAGATGACTGAGCTCGAGGGATATCTCGAGCACAATAAGATTGCGCTCGAGCGGAGCCTTGAAGAGTACAAAAAGGCAAAGGTGTCTTGGCAGAATTATCAGAAGAACCCACCCAGAGTGAAGCCAGCCAAGACGCGCGCCGACGAACTTCGTCAGATTACGGCTCCGTACCGGCTCGAGCTCGAGATGGAGGAGGCGGCGGAGGAGTGCGATCGACTCAAGCTCGCCAAGGCGCGCGCGATACGCATGCTCAACCGCGAGAAGAAGTTTACACTCAGTTAAAGGTGTCACATGTGACACCGCCTCTCAGCGGTAAAACGGCGGCGCACTCGGGTTTCCTCGTCGGACTTAAACAGTCTGTGCCTTCTATTTGAAAGATGCACCCACGTGCAAAAGAACTTATCGAACAAACATATGCCGATCAGCGCAGTCAGGAGTGGCTCAACCTCCGTGGAAATCTGCTGACTGCGAGCGATGCGGCGACAGCAATTGGACTCAATCCATATGAAAAACCTGAAGGACTTTTGGCAAAAAAGTGCGGCGCTGCGCGTCCGTGGGCGGGAAACGAAGCGACGGCACACGGAACTCGTCTCGAACCCATGGTTCGTGATTTGTATGACATGCGTCATGGTCAAATTTCACACGAGATTGGTCTTGTGCAACACCCGGTACACAAATTTCTCGGCGGAAGTCCTGATGGAATCACGGAATCGGGTCGACTCCTTGAGATTAAGTGCCCTCTGAGTCGAAAGATTAAACCTGAAGTTCCGGGATATTACCTGCCACAGATTCAACTTTTGCTTGAAATTATGGATCTTGAAGTGTGTGATTTCCTTCAGTACAAACAGGGACCACCTGAGGAGTTTGTCATCGTCGAGGTTCCACGTGACCGTGAATGGTTTGCACATTACCTCCCGATTATGAAGGCGTTCTGGGACAGTGTACTTGCAATGCGTCAGAAAGGCATCTGCGACGTTGAAATTGACGACATACACATCGAGTCTGTTCCGGTTGAGGAATGTGAGGTTGAGTTAATTTAACTGACTGCAGCACATGCGAATACAGTCAACGTAAGCATCTTTGATTCTTTTCACCCCCTGGTATCCGTGAAGGGTTGCAAGCAGCCCATCACGAATGTCAATCGCCTGTTGTCTCTCTTTACTGGCGATAGCCAAGATTAAACCCTTTGTCTCAGGGGTGAGTGCATCCCACGCCTTTTCAGCCTCGAGCCATGCCGTGCCAGTGTCATCCTTAGGAGACTTGTTGTCCTGTATCCAGTGAATCATGTAGTTGTATGCCGCCCTGCTGAACGAATTACGTTCAAAGACGTAATCGACTTCACCGTCACGGAGGATTGCAAGTTCACCATCGATGACACTAAACTCCATGGTATAAAAAACCCCGAGATTTTTGAAGTTTCAAGGGGTCGCGCAGCGAGCCCTTGAAACTTCAACGCCGAGTTGGAACAAAACCATAAATATTTTCAACCTTGAAACTTCAACGCCGAGTTGGAACAAAACCATAAATATTTTCAACCTTGAACCGTCCTCTGTTGTATGGCTGACTCTTAAAGTAAACACCAGGGGATACGGGTTTCAAAGTCACTCTTCTTGGGCTCTTTGAAGGTGACGAATTGCTCACCTTGAAGCGACCGCGCGTCGCAAACCCTTTATTACGGATTTCACGATCGATTTGCAAACTGGTCTTTATCTGACGAACCGCTCTTCTCCAACGATTCAATGCGTTTTCATATGACTCGTTGATGCGCGCTAAACCTGACGGACGCCGGGTGGTGCTGGGGCGATATTCACGTGGTGGAAGTCCCTTTAGCTTAAGACCCATATGATTAAATGAAATATTTTAATAGTCCGGGTGTTCATCTATCGTTATTTCACAACGAATACGTCCATAGACTATGTTATTGAACACTTCCATGACATTATCGACGACCCGCTGGATATGGTCATCTGGATGAACGGGCCACGGTACGTTCATTCCGACCCACACGCACTGCTGCAAAAGAGTGAGGTTTTCATCGAATACATGTTCGAGTGATGGGTAAATCTCGTGCATCTTATCAAAAACCTCTTTGAGCACTTGATTCACTTCCCGGGCGTTCCTGTAAAGAAACTTGTTATTCTGTTCCCAGTACACACGATCTGTGTGTTCCATGAGGTACGATTGGAGTCGATTGCAAATTCTCTGTTCAAAAAGAGTCAGGATGGTTTCGTCAACCTCGGTCATTTTGTCTTGTGCTTTCGGAGCTCCGTGGTTTTAGACCATTTAAAGTTTAGACCGCTCTTTATCAGTATGGGTCACTACGAAACACTCAATGTGAATAAAGACGCATCAGTGGATGAGATTCGAAAGGCGTACAGAAACCTGGCACGAGTCAATCACCCAGACAAGGGAGGCGATGCTGAAAAGTTCAAGGAGATTGGACA